CATGAAGGCAGCAGCGCCGGATATGTACGAAGCGCTGGAAGCTGCCCGAACTTATGTTGAGCAAGCATATTTTCGAGCCGGCGATAACGACAAAGGCGAACAGGAAGCTTTGACAAAGGTCTGCAACTCCCTCGCCAAAGCAAGAGGTGAATCATGAACCCAATCACCAAGCAATTCCACATTCAGCAAGTCCGTCTGCGATGCCAGGGAGGCAAGGCGAAAGCCGTTAAGGGCGAGAGTGTAGTCCGCCCACTTTTTAATCCGGAACTCGCAACGGTAGAAACCAAAGACAACACGCAGCGGCTGGTTCAGTACATCCAGCGTCGGGCTGCACTGGAGGCAGCATGAGAACCCATATCACCGAAGCCGCAAAGCTGTGCGATCTGATCGACCACATCAACAGCCATTACGCGGCAGAAGTCGAAACAGTGCCTGACACCGATCACCGATGGTTTCAGGTAACTGTCGATCAGGGCGGTAAGACTATCTATGCGGCAGTTGTTGGCATGGAAAACCCGGCAGCTGAAGCCGAATGCCGCCTGATCCGCCACGACCTGGAGCAGCTGATTGAGGATTGTGGGTTGCCGATTTTGGTTAAGGAGGATGCGGCGTGAGCGCAATGCAACTGTTTTTCCATCACACAGAAATCGGCAGCACCACCTATTACGAGGCGGATGCTGGAATGCACATCAACGCCGAGATCATCAACCGCAAGGGCGGCAGCATTCACCTGTTCTTCGATTGCGTCGATGACGTTGAGCGCATGGCCGAGGAATTGAGGTTTATGGCGGAAGGTCTGCGGGCTGCTGAGCCTAAAGACTTCTGCGCTGAGACTGGGGAGATTTTGGTATGAACGCACTGACCTACAGACGCCCCTGGCAGATGAATCGCACTGCCCGAATAGCGAGGCGCATGGAAGAGATTGAAAAGGCCATGACTGAACGGCTGATGGATGGCGAAGTCTACAGCGCTCAACGATGGACTGGCGCTTATGTGTGGACTGAGTGTGTCGGCCCTGAGCAGGTCGTCAGCGAGCTTTACCACAAGGATAGCGAACTGGTTGACCGCGCCCTGGCCACCATGATCCGCGATCCGATTGCAGCACAGCAGATGATCCAGCCGCTGGTTAAGGGCGCGATCGAACAAGTCATTGCAGGCTTCCCGGTTCGGGAGTGTGCGGAGTTTATGGAATGGGAAGAAGGACGAGCAGCATGAACGCCATTGCACCAATCAATCAGTTTCAACAAGAGATTCAGGCTCAGAAAGCCGAATTGAAAGCTGTTCTTCCGGACCATCTGCCGGTGGAGCGCTTCATTAAGACGGCCATGATTGCCATTCAGGGTAATCCTGAACTGCTCAATGCTGACCGGCAGAGTCTGTTTACCAGCCTTCAGCGTTGCGCTGGCGATGGTCTGGTTCCGGATAACCGGGAAGCGGCACTGGTGGAGTTTAACGCCAACTTTGGCACCAAGGACGCCCCGAACTGGGGAAAGAAAGTCCAGTACATGCCTATGGTGGATGGTGTTTTGAAGCGGGCCAGACAGTCCGGCGAAGTTTCCATCATCACCGCCCGCGCTGTCCATGAGCACGACGAGTTCGACTACTGGGTGGACGAGGACGGCGAACACCTGAAGCACCGCCCGATGTTTGCCGGTGACCGGGGCCACATGACTCTGGTTTACGCCATGGCGAAGATGAAATTCGGTGATGTGATTGTTGAGCCGATGACTATGGCCGACATCGAAAAGGTCAAAGGCGCAAGCAAGACCAGCGCCTACGGCCCTTGGAAGGACTGGTTTGAGCGGATGGCCCTGAAGTCTGCCCTGCACCGCCTGGCACGACGGCTGCCGAACAGCAGCGAGATCATGGAAATGCTCGGCAACGACAACTGGATGTACGACTTCAAAAACAAGGAGCGGGACGTGACGCCCGAGCGCACAACGCTGCCGGAATACCCGCAGGACAGGCTGGAAAAGAAACTGCCTGACTACCGCGCCAAGGTTCAGGAAGGCGCGAACGCCAACGACATTATTGACTTCCTGGAATCGAAATACGCCCTCACCAGTGAGCAGCGCGATCAGATTCTGGCACTGGAAAAGCAAGGGGAAGAAGCATGAAATTCAATCGCGGAAAAATCGTAAACGTCCAGCAGGGCTCTGAGCTTTGGCTGACCCTTCGCGCCAAGCGCCGGACAGCCAGCGAGGCTCCGGCAGCTGCTGGCAAATCAAAGTACATGACACGCAACGCCCTGCTGGACCAGAAAGCTACCGGCCTTGTGCCGGAAGTTGGCAGCCATCAGCAGCGCATCTTTGACGACGGCCACCGGGCTGAAGCAGAGGCGCGGCCCCACGCCGAAGCGCTGATAGATGACGAACTGTTCCCGGTCGTTCTGGACGACGAGGAAGGCGGCTTTCTCGCTTCCATGGACGGGCTGACCATGGATCGCAAGATCGGCTTTGAGCACAAGATGCTGTCCGAATCATTGGCGAAGCAGATCGAGGCTGGCGAACTGGAAGAGCACTACCGACTGCAACTGGATCAGCAGTTCGCGCTGTCCGGTGCTGAGAAGATTCTGTTCGTCGCATCTGACGGCACCGAGGAAAACTTCAAGCACCTGTGGGTCGAGCGTGACGAATCGCGATTCCCTGCCCTGCTTTCTGTATGGGAGCAATTCGACAAGGATCTGGCCGAGCACAAGCCTACCGAAGTCGAGCAACCAAAGGCCGAAGGCAAGGCTCCTGATGCGCTCCCTGCCCTGTCCGTTCAAGTGCAAGGCATGGTCACAGCCTCCAACCTGAAAGAGTTTGAGGAAAGCGCCAGAGCCACCCTGGCGAAGATCAATACAGACCTGCAAACGGATGACGACTTTGCGGACGCCGAGAAAACCGTGAAGTTCTGTAAGGACGTAGAGAAGCGGCTGGATTCAGCTAAGGAAAACGTTCTTGGTCAGATGCAGACCGTGGATGAAGTGGTGCGCAGCATTGACGGCATCAAGGAAGAAACCCGCCAGATCCGGCTGAAGCTGAACAAGGCGGTTACTGAACAGAAAGAGCAGCGGAAGCGTGATATTCACAGCGCGGCAAGCAAGGCATGGGATTCGTTCATGGGCGATCTTGAGCGGTCGCTTGAAAAGGAGTCGGACGGCCTGCCGGTCGGGCTTTATGGTCACCCTGTCGATTTTGCCGCAGCCATGCGCGGAAAGAAAACCATCAGCAGCCTGAAATCGGCATGTGATGACGAAATGGCCCGCGCCAAGATTGCAGCCAATGAAGCCGCTGAAACTGTCCGTACCAATATCCGGGAACTGAAAGAAAACGCCTTTGACTACAAGTTCCTGTTCAACGACTTCGGCCAGATCTGCCAGAAGCCTGCGGGTGACTTCGCCGCCATCGTAAAGAGCCGCATTGCTGAGCACAAGGAAGCGGAACAGAAGCGCCTGGATGCTGAGCGGGAGAAGATCCGGCAGGAGGAAGAAGCGAAGGCGAAGAAGGCTGAAGCCAAGCCAGAGTCGGCCAATCCTTTGAAGGACGATACGCCGATCAGTTACCGGGAGCCAGAACGGGCAGAGAGCCAAAGCGCCAAAACTGAATCCATGCCAAGCCCGAACGAAATGGTCAACGTGTTGGCCGAGCATTACGGCGTCAGCTTCCAGAAAGCTGCGTCATGGCTAGCAAGCGTGGAGTGGAGGGTTGCCGCATGAACCAATACCAAACCCTCAACCCGTTCAAAGTCCACGAACTGCACGCTGATATTCACCACCGAATCGGTTTGCAGCGCACCCTGGCCGAACACGCCCGCCCGGTTCTGGCGCTAGAGTTCGGCGTTTCGCGCAACACGGTCATAGCTATCGAAAACGGCGACACAAAGAACAGCCGTTTGCCGGCCTATGCAGTCTCAGAGATTCGCCGTCGCCGGAAGATCTGGCGAGAGACAAACGACCAGATGCAGGACTACACGCTCCGCGCACTGGCTGATCGGCACAGCGTCAGCACCAGCACCGTAATCAATCAGACTCAAGAGGTGCGCTATGGCAGCAAGTCTAAGGGCTTGCAGAAGGTGGCGGCATGAACATCCACGACAAAGACCAGTTCGCCCAAGCCTTCACGGAGCTGGACGCCACCAATACGCCCGAAGCAATCCGCAAAACG